GGAGCAATTTCCGGAACGGCTGCGGCGGCTGAGGGAACAGGAGCACAAGAGCCGCAAGGTTATATCGGAGCTTTGTGGCTTGCCTCCAGACGCTGTGCGCCGATATGAGCGGGAGGAATCCAAACCGACTATGGACGCTTTAATAAAGCTGGCGGATTATTTTGAGGTATCATTGGACTACTTAACCGGACGAACAAATTTCAGATAAGTATCAGATAAGGAGATGGAAAGCATGGAATGGATTAGTGTAAAGGACAGGTTGCCGGGACGGTGTGAGTATTGCCTGTGTAGCGTAATTGTACCAGAGAGTGGGGGCGGGTACAGGAGAGAGTTCAAAATTCTTTGCATAACCGAACTCAATTCTTATAAATGGAATTGTGAAGGAATGATTGTTACCCACTGGATGCCTCTGCCGGATCTGCCCAAAAAGAATTTTTAGATAATTTTTTCAAAATTACCCTTTTAAGGGGAATTGAGCGAAAAACATATGCGATAATGGGAAGCGTGGAAGTCCTTCTTCTACGCTTCTCGCCGTTGTAGCTTAATAGGTAGAGCGGGCCTCAACTAATCGCTTGATCGTGGTTCAAATCCATGTGTGACCACCAGAACGAAAGCCACTGCGTTAGTGCGGCCTCAAAAAAGCGGTTTCCGGGCCCCTAAAACCGGGATATGGTTTTTGAGAGAGTGGAGATTTATGAGCGAATATCAAACAATCAGGGATGCACTTCCAAGAGGAGAACTTCTGGCACAACTTGCGGAAGAGTGCGCAGAGTTGGGCAAAGCGGCGCTAAAACTTAGACGTGTGATTACAGACGGTGCAAGTCCGACGCCCGTTTGCCTCGATGATGCTGAGTGTGCAGTATATGAAGAGATTGCGCATGTCATCCTGTGCCTTGAACTTGCCGGTGATTATGTTTATAGCGTTACCTTGGATCAGGATATTGAGGACATCAAAGAGCGGAAAATCAGGCGCTGGGCCAAGAGGTGCGTTGGGTTGAAGGAGTTGAAGAGCGATGGGTGAATCGTTGATGTCGCTTAGTGATGCAATTCAGCATTGCAAAGAATCTATCGAAAGAATGAAGCAAGACGGTACTTGTAAAGAATGCATTAACGAGCACAGACAACTTGTTCGATGGCTTGAAGAATTAGAAGTGTTTCGAAATACCAGCAAGAAACATGATTAGCCCTAATCAAAAGAAAACTTGATGGATGGTGGTGATATGGCTGCACGGCTGACAGATAGGCAGAAAAAGAAAATAGTGGCTGACTATGTGCAGTTGGGCAGCTATAACGCCACCGCAAAGGTAAATGGGGTAGCCCTCAACACTGTAAAGAAGATTGTGCAAGGAAATGCAGATATTGCAGAAAAGTGCAATCAGAAAAAAGAGGAAAATACCGCAGATATTCTTTCCTATATGGAAAGCAGAAAAGATAAAGTCTGCGATATTATCGGGCTTTGTTTGGATGTCCTTCCTGATAAGATCAAGAATGCAAGGACGGCGTCGGATGTTACCACGTCTATGGGAACAATTATTACAAAGTGGACTGAAATCAGCGGTGGACCCGCCGATACCGCCAAAGAGGACGATTTGAGCCGGAGCCTGCGGGAACTGGGGAAGGAGTTGGAGAGCGACGAATGAAAATTCTGGTTGCTTGCGAGGAATCGCAGGCGGTGACAAAAGAGTTGCGCCGCCTTGGACATGAAGCGTATTCATGTGACATTGAGCCGTGTTCAGGCGGACACCCGGAATGGCATTTGCAAGTTGACGCCTTGCAACTTCTCAAAATGAAATGGGATATGATTCTCGCGTTTCCGCCGTGTACCCATTTAGCGAGTAGCGGTGCAAGGTATTTTGAAGAAAAGCGCATGGATGGACGGCAACAAGCGGCAATTAACTTTTTCCTTGCGTTCGCAAATGCAGATTGCACAAGAATTGCGATAGAAAATCCAGTTGGGGTTATGTCTACATATTATCGTAAACCAGATCAGATTATACAGCCGTGGCAATTTGGGCATGGTGAGACAAAAAAGACTTGCCTTTGGCTAAAGGGGTTGCCCCTTTTGGCACCGACAAATGTTGTGGATGGCCGAGAACAAAGAGTTTGGCGAATGCCGCCAAGAGAAGATAGGGCAAAGCTCCGCAGCAAAACATTTCCGGGCGTTGCTCGCGCTATGGCGGAACAGTGGGCTGGGAAAGCATGATTTCGAGCAAGCAAAAGAAAATCCTCGCATTCCCCTATACCAGCTATGACGCACTGATTTGCGACGGCGCTGTCCGCTCTGGCAAGACCTCCATCATGACGGTGGCGTTTGTTAACTGGGCAATGCGGGAGTTCAGCGGTCAGCGGTTTGGGATCTGCGGTAAGACCGTGGACAGCGCCACAAAGAACATCATTGTGCCGTATATCTCCATGAGCTATGCAAAACAGCGGTACACACTTCGGTGGCGGCGGTCTGACAAGCTGCTGGAGGTCAAGCGGGGAGCTGTGACCAACTGCTTTGAGGTATTCGGCGGCAAGGATGAAAGTTCATTCATGCTGATTCAGGGCCGGACGCTGGCCGGGGTGCTGCTGGATGAGGTGGCGCTGATGCCTGAATCATTCGTTAATCAGGCGCTGGCCCGGTGCTCTGTTGATGGAGCACGTCTGTGGTTCTCCTGCAACCCAGACAACCCGGCACACTGGTTTTACACAGATTGGATTAAACGGCACAGAGAGCGCAACGCCCTGTATCTGCACTTTAGCATGGAGGACAACCCGTCGTTGTCTGATAAGACGTTGGAAAGATACAAGAGCATGTATTCTGGCGTGTTCTATCAGCGGTACATATTGGGCGAATGGGTGGCAGCAGAGGGCCTTGTCTATCCCATGTTCGATGAGGAAAAGCATCTGACCGAAAAACGAGGAGGCCCCGGAACGTACTACATCTCCATTGACTATGGCACCATCAACCCGACGGCAATGGGCCTGTGGCGGCTCCACAACGGCGAGGCGGCCATGGAGAAAGAGTACTACCACAACAGCCGGGAGGCGCACCAGCAGAAGACAGACGAAGAGTATTATCAGGACTTGGAGAAGTTTGCCAGTGACACGCCAATACAGCGAATTATCATTGACCCGTCAGCCGCCAGCTTCAAGGAATGCATACGGCGGCATGGCAAGTTTCATGTGATGGACGCTGACAACAGTGTGTTGGATGGGATCCGTCTGACAGGCACGCTGCTTTCTCAGGGGAAAATCAAGATACATGAGAGCTGCGAGAACACAATCGCAGAATTTGGCGCTTATCTGTGGGATGACAAATCGTCCGAGGATGCGGTTATCAAGGAAAACGACCACTCGATGGACCAGATGAGGTACTTCTGCCAGACCTTGAGGCGGAAGTTCCGGGAAGATACATACACGCCGCTTTGGATGTGAGGTGACAGCAAGACCGCATGAAAACCTATCAGGATTTACAAGCCATTAAGCAGGATGATGAAAAAGCCCGTATGTCGTTTATCTTGGGCGCAATCAACGACCATAAATCCTCCACAATGTACAAAATCGCATTTGACGCAGAGGAATACGACCGGCAACGGAATGTGACCATCCTGTCCTATCAAAAGCTGCTGTATACCTTGAGCGGGAAAGCTGTGCCTGACAACTACAGCGCCAACTATAAGATCATATCTAATTTCTTAAATCTTTTCGTTACCCAAGAAAACCAATATCTGCTTGGGAATGGCGTTACACTGGAGAAAAAAGAAAACAAGAAAAAGTTGGGGAAGGATTTCGATCAGAACCTCCAAGAGGCCGGAAGAAATGCCCTTGTTCAAGGAGAAAGCTTTGGATTCTGGAACCTTGACCATTTGCAAGTGTTCAAGCTGACGGAGTTTGTGCCGCTCTACGATGAAGAGAACGCCGCTCTTATGGCTGGCATTCGTTTTTGGCAAATTGACGCCGACAAGCCGCTCCGGGCCACGCTTTACGAACTGGACGGCTACACGGACTATCTGCGGCCGAAAAATGACGACATGAAAGTGTTGCACGAAAAGCGGCCTTACAAACAGAAGGTAATGCAATCTGATGCGGACGGCGAAGAGATTTACGATGGCGAGAACTACCCCGGATTCCCCATTGTTCCGCTTTGGGGCAATCTCCACCATCAAAGTGAGCTGGTGGGCCTGCGGCAG